GCCCCCCTGCCCGTCACGCTGACCCGCAAATCCCTTCTCGGCGAGTGAGGCCCATGACCCCTCAGCAGATCCTCACCAGGCACGACCTCGCCCTCGGCCGGCGCCGGCCGCATGAATCCAACTGGCGCGACGCCTATGCCCATGTGCTGCCCGCCCCGCATGAGGCCGCGAGCCTGTACGACGCCACCGCGGCCGATGCGGCCGAGCAGCTCGCCGCCTCGCTCCTCGCCGAGCTGACGCCCCCCTGGTCCCGCTGGTTCGGCCTGGCCCCCGCCCGCGGCGAGGCCGAGGGCGAGCAGGCCGCCGCGCTGGAAGCCACCGCCGAGACGCTGCAGGCGCATCTCGACCGCTCCAACTTCGCGATGGAAATGCACCAGGCCTTCCTCGACCTGGTGATCACCGGCACCGGCATCATGCTGGTCGAGGAAGCCCCGCCTGGGGAAAGCTCGGCCCTGCGCTTCTCCGCCGTGCCGGTCCGCAGCGCCATCCTGGAAGAAGGCCCGAGCGGCCGGCTCGACACCGTGTTCCGCGAAGCCCGCGTCACCACGGCAGAGATGCTGCGCCGCTTCCCCTTCGCCGAAATCCCGCCGGCCATGCAGCGCGAAGCGGCGGCCGAGGCGGATGAGGCCGATCCTGTGAAGCATCGCCTGGTCGAGGCCGTCTGGCCCGATGGCATGGGCCATCGCTACGCCGCGGTCTTCGACGCAGCCGGTCTGAAGGCGCCGGTCTTCGTGGCGCAGGGCCGCTTCGCCGATGCGCCCTTCATCGCCTTCCGTTGGCTGAAGGCACCGGGCGAGACCTATGGCCGCGGCCCCGTGATCAAGGCCCTGCCCGATATCCGCACCGCCAACCGCGTGGTGGAGCTGGTGCTGAAGAACGCCTCCATCGCCGTCACCGGCATCTGGCAGGCCGAGGATGATGGCGTGCTGAACCCGGCGACGGTGCAGCTCACCCCCGGCGCCATCATCCCCAAGGCGCCCGGTAGCGCGGGCCTCACGCCGCTCGCGGCCCCCGGCAATTTCGATGTCTCGCAGCTGGTGCTGAACGATCTGCGCCAGCGCATCCGCACCGCCCTGCTGGCCGACCGTCTCGGCGTGGCACGCGACCAGCGCATGACCGCGACCGAGGTGCTGGAACGCAGCGCCGAGACCGCCCGGCTGCTCGGCGCCACCTATGGCCGGCTGCAGACCGAATTGCTGACACCGCTGATCGCCCGCTCCCTCGCCATCCTGGCGCGGCGAGGAGAGATTCCGCCTGTCCTGCTCGACCAGGGCCGCGTGGCGCTGCGTTATGAAAGCCCTCTGGCCCGCGTGCAGGGCCGCGCCGATGCGGCGAACACGCTGCTCTTCCTCGACGCCGTCTCGAAGATGGGCGAGGCGGCCGCTGCCCAGGTGGATGCCCCCGCCGCCGCCCGCTGGCTGGCCCGCACCCTCGGCGCGCCGGCTGAAATCCTCGCCCCCGCACCCGCCCCCTTGGCTCAACCGGAGTGAACAAGAACATGCCCGACAACCTGCTCGACACCGCGATGGTCAGCGCGCCGGCCAGCACCACCGGCACCCGCCCCGCCGAGGTACCGGAAAAATTCTGGGATGCAGAGCGCGGCGAATTGCGCGTGGACGCGCTGCTCAAGAGCTATCGCGAGCTGGAGCGCCGCATGTCCCAGCGCACCGCCCGCCCCGCACACGATGCGGATGAGGAGGAGCGCCGCCGCTGGCGCGAGATGATGAACATCCCCGACGGCCCGGATGGCTATCAGGTGCAGCCGAAGCACGAGCTCTGCGGCCCGGATTCCGAGATCAACCAGCGCCTGCACGAGGCCGGCTTCTCCTGCGAGCAGGTGCAGCTGGTCTATGACCTGGCGGCCGAGCGGCTGTTGCCCCTGGTGGCCGAGGCCGCGCAGCAATTCGAAGCCGATCGCCAGGCCGAAAAGCTGCGCGAGCATTTCGGCGGCGAGGAGCGCTTCCGCCGCGTTGCTGCCCAGCTCAAGGCCTGGGGCGCCGCCAACCTGCCCCCGGGCGTGCTGGAGGCGCTCTCCACCACCCAAGAGGGCGTGCTGGCGCTGGAGCGCATGATGCGCGGCGACGAACCGCGCATGGAACGCGATTCACAGCCGCCGGCGATGCTCGACGAAGGCGAACTGCGCCGCCTGATGCGCGACCCGCGCTACTGGCGCTCGCGCGAGCCGGAATTCGTCAAGCGCGTGACCGAGGGCTTCCGCAAACTGGTCGGGAACTAGGTCACCGCCGTTCCGATACGAGACGCAGGGTGAGCGCCGCGCAGACGCGATGACGTCGCGCGCCCACCCTGCATGGCCGCTGATCCGAGGCTGACGGACCCATGCTCCGCGCCGCGGCGGGCGCCCCCTTTCTTCCGCGCAAAACCCCCTTCGCACCCTGCGGGGCCGGGCGCGCGGATGTCGTGCGCCACGCGGCCCGAACGCGGCCAACCGCAACGCGCATCTTCCCCGAAACCTCTGGAGACCCCCCATGTCCGGTTCCATCGACCAGGCCTTCGTCACGCAATTCCAGGCCGAAGTGCATGAGGCCTATCAGCGCCAGGGCAGCAAGCTGCGCCCGGCCATCCGCAGCAAGTCCAATGTGAAGGGCGCCAGCACCATCTTCCAGCGCGTCGGCCGCGGCACCGCGACGTCGAAGTCGCGCAACAACGTCGTGCCGGTGATGAACCTCGAATACTCCGCCGTCTCCTGCTTCCTGCAGGATCACTACGCCGGTGACTGGATCGACAAGCTCGATGAGCTGAAGACCAATGCCGATGAGATCGGTGTCCTCGCCTCCGCCGGCGCGCATGCGCTGGGCCGCAAGACGGATGAGCTGATCATCAACGCGCTCGACCTCGCCACGCAGGAGGCGGTGGGCACGCAATCCGGCCAGACCGACAATGACGGGCTGACCCGCGCCAAGGTGCTGCTGGCTTTCGAGATGCTGGGCGCCATGGATGTGCCGGATGACGGCAACCGCTTCGCCGTGGTCGGCTGGAAGCAGTGGAGCGAACTGCTGACGCTGCAGGAATTTTCCAACGCCGATTACGTGGGCGATTCGCAGCTGCCCTGGAAGGGCATGCAGGCGAAGATGTGGCTGGGCGCCACCTGGATCCCGCATACCGGCCTGACCAAGACCGGCACGATCCGCTCCTGCTATTTCTTCCACAAGACGGCGATCGGCCATGCAGCGGCGGCGGAAATCAGCACCGACGTGACCTGGCATGGCGACCGCGCGGCGCATTTCGTCAACAGCATGATGAGCCAGGGCGCGTGTCTCATCGATGATGCCGGCGTGGTCAGGATGCGCTGCAAGGAGTAGCGCGCGAGGGTTTTTCCGCCCTCAGACGCCGGGCGCGCGCTCCGCGCGCTTGGCTTCGCCGCGCAACTGTCGCGCCGAACCACAAGCGCGGTTTGGCGGCGCCGGCCGCCTTTCGGCCGGATTCTGCTGGGGCGGCTCCTTCGCCGGGGCCGCCCCTTTTCATCCCCCCTCCCCCGGAGATTCCGCCATGGCGCTCACCGCGCTCGAACTCTGCTCGCGCGCCCTGCTGCGCATCGGCGCGCAGGCCATCGCCTCGATGGATGAGGGCACCGCCGAGGCGGAAATCGCCTCGGGCCTCTATGCCGGCATTCGTGATGCGATGATTTCCGCGCATCCCTGGAGCTTCGCCACCGGCCAGGCCAGCCTGCCGCGTCTCGCCGCCGAGCCCAATGCCGATTTCCAGCACGCCTTCCAACTGCCGCCGAATTTCCTCCGCGCCCTCTCGGCCGGCGGCCCGGGCCTCGGCCGTGGCCTGAATTATCGCCTCTTCGAGGACCGGCTGCATTGCGATGCGGCGCAGGTGACGCTCACCTACATCTTCCGACCGGCGGAGAGCACCTTCCCGGCCTTCTTCGCTGCAGCCCTCGTCGCGCGTCTTTCGGCCGAGTTCTGCATCCCGCTCACCGAGAGCAGCACCCGCGCCCAGATCCTGTTCAACCAGGCCGAGGCCGAGCTGCGCGCCGCGCGCCGCGCCGACAGCCAGCAGGCCACCACCCAGGCGCTGGACGGCTTCCCCCTCATCCGCGCGCGGGGCTGAGAGCATGGCCGCCTCCCGCCAGACCAAATCCAGCTTCGCCGCCGGCGAGCTGGCGCCCGAGCTGCTGGGCCGCGCCGATCTGCGCGCCTATGCCAATGGCGCGCGCCGGCTGCGCAATGTCTTCATCCAGCCGACCGGCGGCGTCACGCGCCGTCCTGGCCTGCGCCACATCGCCACCCTGCCGGGCCCGGCGCGGCTGCTCGCCTTTGAATTCAACACCGAGCAGACCTACCTGCTGGTCTTCACCCATGGCCAGTTCAGCGTCTATCTGGATGACGCGCTGGTGGCGGAAGGCAGCGGGCCGTGGAGCACGGCACAACTGCCCCAGCTTGGCTTCACGCAGAGCGCCGATACGCTGCTGATCTGCCACTCGGATATCCCGCCGCAGCGGCTGACGCGCAGCAGCCACACCAGCTGGACGCTCAGCCCATGGTCCTGGGCCTTGCTGCCGACCTATCGCTTCGCCGATGCGACGATCACGCTGACGCCCAGCGCCACCACAGGCAGCGTGACCCTCACAGCCTCGGCTGCGGTGTTCCAGGCCGGGCAGACGGCCACGCCGTTCCGCTTCCGTGGGCGCTTGGGCGTGCTGACGGCCATGGCCTCCGCCACCCAGGCCACGCTAAGCCTGAACGAGGCACTGCCCGATTTGGCGAGCAGCCCGGATTGGGAGGAAGCCGCCTTCAGCCCGCTGCGCGGCTGGCCCGTCTCGGCCTGCTTTCACCAGGATCGACTGGTGATCGGCGGCTCACGGGATCTGCCCAACCGCCTCTGGCTCTCGCGCTCGGGCGATCTCTTCAACTTCGACAAGGGCACCGGCCTCGATGACCAGGGCATCGAGTTCGGCCTGCTCTCCGACCAGGTGAACGCCATTCGCGGCGTCTTCTCCGGCCGGCATCTCCAGGTCTTCACCACGGGCGGCGAATGGATGGTGAGCGGCGAGCCGCTGACACCCTCCTCCATTCAGTTGAACCGGCAGACGCGCATCGGCAGCTCCGCCGCGCGCATGATCCAGCCGGTGGATGTGGATGGCAGCACCATCTTCGCCGCCCGGAGCGGAAGGGCAATCCACGAATTCGCCTATACCGATGTGCAGCAGGCCTATCAGTCGAACGACCTCGGCCTCGTCGCCGCACATCTGATCCGCAACCCGCTCGCCATGGCCTATGACCAGTCGCGCCGGCTGCTGCATGTGGTGATGGAGGATGGCGGCCTCGCCACCCTCACCCTGTTCCGTGCCGAGCAGGTGACGGCCTGGACGCGGCAGGAAACCGCCGGCGCCTTCACCGGCGTGGCCGAGCTGGATGGCCGGGTCCATGTCACCGTCCTCCGCCAGGGCAGCACGCGGTTGGAGCGCTTCGAGCCCGGCTTCGGCCTGGACGCGGCCCTCGATGGCAGCAGCGCGCCGGCGAAGGATCGCTGGACCGGACTGTCCCATCTGGAAGGCGCGACGGTCGGCGTGCTCGCCGATGGGGCGCCGCGCCAGGATGCGGTGGTCTCACAAGGCAGCGTCAAGCTCGATACACCCGCCAATAGCACGCAGATCGGCCTCAGCTACGCGCATGAGATCGAGCCGCTGCCGCCCGAACTCAGTGGCGCGCTCGGTGCCCGCGCCGCGCCGCTGCGCCTGGTCTCTGTCAGCTTCCGCCTGCTGGAGACCGCGGCGCTGGAGGTGGATCTGGGCCGCGGCCCCACGCCCGTGCCCTTCCGCCGGCTGGACACGCCCCTGCTGGACGCACCGCCGCCCCGCTTCAGCGGCGATGTGCGCCTGGCGGCCCTGGGCTGGCGGCGTGATGCGATGCGCCCGCTCTGGCGGATCTCGGGTCAGGCCCCCCTGCCGCTCACCCTGCTCTCCGCCACCACCGACATGAGGACGACCGACTGATGGCCGCTTTGTCTTCCCTCGCCACGCTCGCCTCGGCGGGTGTCGGGCTCTACGCGCAGAATCGCAACACCCGGCAGCAGGCCGCGACACAGCGCGCCCAGGCCGAGATCACCCGCCAGCAGGACGCATCGCGCCAGCAGCAACTGACGCTGCAGCAGCAGGCCGAGGCAAGGGCGCGGGGCGAGCAGGTGGCCCGCACCGTCGCCTCGGCACGGGCGCGCCTGGCCGGTGGCGGGCTTGCGGTGAATGACGGCTCCGCCGCCGCAGTCAGCCAGGGCCTGCGCGCCGATGCCGCGGCCGGCCAAGCGGATAGCGATGCGCTGTTCCGCGCGCGCCTCTCCTCCGGCCGCGCCTCGCTGCTCAACCCTGACGCGACGTTGACCAATGTGCTGCGCGCCATCCCGAGCTTCGGGAATGCGGTGCGCAACCTGCTCGACTGAAGCGGTCCTTCCCTCCTCCCCCCATCCCGGAGCCCATGATGTCCGAGCACATCCGCATCGGCGATATCGCGCCGCGCGTGCACTACGTCGCCGACGGCGTGCAGACCGCCTTCACCTATCCCTTCCCGATCTTCGAGCCAGGCGATATCGAGGTCCTCGGCAACAACGCGCCAGCCAATTACGGCTATGTGATCGAGGGCGCCGGCCAATCGGGCGGCGGCACCATCCGCTATGCCGAGGCCCCGGCCGCCGGCACGCGCCTGACCATCCTGCGTCGCCTGACGATCGAGCGCGTCACGGACTTCCAGTCCAATGGCGTGCTGCGTGCCATGACGCTGAATGACGAGCTGGACCGCCAGGTGGCGGCGCTGCAGGAGGTGCGGGACGATGTCCAGGGCGCGATCCGCCTGGACCCTTCCGAAGCCCCTTCCGGCATGCTGCTGCCGCTGCGCGCCGCCCGCGCCGAGAAGCTGCTGGGCTTCGACGCGCTGGGTGAGGTGATGGCCTATGACCGCACCGGCACCATCGCCGCCGCCTTTCCCGGCGCCGTGCCACGCAGCGTCGAGGACAAGCTGGCCGAGACGCTGAGCAGCCGCGATTTCGGCGCGGTGGGCGATGGCGTGACGGATGACGGCCCCGCCCTGCAGGCCGCGATGAACGCGGCCGGCGCCTCGGGCAAGCACCTGGTTCTGACAGAGGGCACCTTCCGCACCACCATGCCGCTGATGCTGCCCGGCGGTGCCGCGGGCCTGACCATGCGCGGCAGCATCCTCTACGCGGGACCCGGCGGCCAGGCGGCGCTGACCATCGGCGATGGCGGGGCAGTGCGCAACGCCACCAAGCTCTACCAGGGGCTGCGCGTCATTCGCGCGACCATCAGCGACTGGCAGAATTTCGGCGATATCGGAATTATTTTCCGCAATTGCGATTCCAGCAACATCGAGGTCCGGCAGGTCGAGGGCTTCACCATCGGGATCCAGACGCTGGGCGTGGAGCGCGGCTTCGAGGACAGCAATCTTTTCCTTGGCCGCATCGTGAACAACCACATCGGCCTCGACATCCACACCCAGACGGCGGCGGGTTGGAACACCTCGGTGCGGTATCATGGCGGGCATTTCGCCTGCGCCAGCGCGCTCCATCCGACGCTGAGCCGCTACGGCATCCGCTTCTCGGCCGAGCCTGGCGCCTATGTCGCCCACAACCGGCATGTCTTCTTCGGTCCCGCCTTCGAATTGCAGGCGCGGGACCGGCCGGCGATCTTCGGCGTGCCCTTCCTCTGCGAGGTGAACAGCCGCGCCGTCATCGCCTATGGCATGCGGATGGAGGGCTGTTCCCCCTATCCGGCGCGGCATATCGGCAATGCGCAGGACCATGTCTATGAGGTGGCCTGGGCCAGCCAGGGCTATCTGCTGGAAGTGCGCTACGAGGCGAGTTCGACGCGAGTCGGCGCCGTGGTGCGCGGCCTGCACCAGGCGGCGGCGCATCGCGAATTCACGCGGGTGGTGGGCGATGTGCCCAATCTGCGCGCCGCGTCCTTCCGCTGGAACGCCTCGCAGACCGGCTTCGACCAGCTGGCCTGCCTCTCCACCAATGTGAGCGGCAGCCCCGTCGCCCTGGCGGATTTCGCCTTCCCGGGCCTCGAGGATTATGTGCTCACAAATCGCGGCGTGATCCTGCCCGGTGGGCGCGGCCTGGGCTTCGTGGTGGACGCGACGCGGGCGCGGGAGTTCGCGCTGGCCGTGGATGCGGATGATCCGCGCCTCATCGTGCAATGCTTCGATGGCGCGGGGAACATCATGGATGACGCGCTCGGCCAGATCGTCCGCGCCTCCGGCATGTCCATGGCCTGGAACACCGCGGCGCGCTGGTGGCAGGGTTCGGCCGACATGACCGATGCCGACCTCACGCGGCTGCAGGTGGTGCGCCTCGAAACGAGCGTGGCCTATGCCATCATCGGTGTCGCGCGCATCGGCACGGATTACGAGGTGCGGGCGATGCGGCTCTTCACCGACCCTTCGGTCTCGCCACCTTTGCTCTACGGCCTGCCTGATCTGCGCCACGGCGCGCGAGAGTTGCGCGCCGAGCTGGCCTGGGACCCGCCCTCGATCGCGGCGGGCGCCACCGCGCAGCTCAACGTGCCGCTGACCGGCGCGCGGCCTGGCGATTTCGTGCAGGCGGCCTTCACCCTCTCCACCTCCGGCGTGGTCTTCCTCGCACAGATCGGCGCGCAGGATTTGGTGACGGTGACCGCCTGGAACCGCAGCGGCGGCGCGGTGGATCTGGGCGCCGGCACGGTGCGCGTGCGGCTGGTAAAATCGTGAAGCGGCGCAAGCCCCGCACGCCGCCGCTCAACCTGGCCGAGGCGCTGCCCCATGTGGCCGGTTCCTATAGGCGCTTCGTCGCCGGCCAAGTGGATGAGGCGGACACCAAGGCCTTCACCGCGCATCACAGCGCGGCGAAGACCGCGCTCTCGCATCTCGAGCAGCTCATGAAGCTTGCCGGCGAGGGCGATGACGCGGCGGCGACCGACCCGGCCGATCGCGCGCTCGGCGAGGCGCGCCAGGAAATGGACGACGAGGAACAGGAGACGCCCGCAGATGACCCAGGAAAGCCTGGCTGACCTGCTTGAGTTCGTCTGGGTCTGGAATCGGCAACAGCGCCAGGGCACGCCACAGGTGCACCGCCGCATCCTGCGCTGGCTGGAGACCGAGCAGCCCTCGTGCCGCATGCTGCTCATGGCTTTTCGCGGCTGCGGCAAATCCACGCTGGTCGGGCTGTTCTGCGCCTGGTCGCTCTACCGCAACCCGGAGACGCGCATCCTGGTGGTGGCGGCCGACCAGAGCCTGGCCGGCAAGATGGTGGGGCATGTGCGCCGCATCATCGAGCGCCACCCGCTCTGCCGCCCG